GTAGGGGAAAAAGAACTCTTCTAAAATCATTTTTTGAATATTTAATTCCGAAAAAACATTCGCGTGGGAATTGTTTAATTTAATAACTTCAGCAACTTCGGTATACGATAATTCTGAAAAAGATTCAAAAGTAAAGTAAGGTTTTGTTAACTCTTTATTTTTGAACAAACTTCGAACTACGTAATAATCATTTACTTGTCTAGAGGCATATTCTTCCGCGCTGTCATTTGTGATATTTCTTTTTTGATGGATCTTTTCGTTTAATTTTTTAGTTTCTTTATCAATTGTTTCTTGATGAAGTTCTTTATCGGATTTCAATAATAAATGACCTTTGCTTTTGTTTAAATTTTCAACAAAAATCGTTTGAGATTCTACAAAATTTTCATCTTCTTCGGTCCAGAAGCCGTCTCGAATAGCATTGTCTATTATATCTTTTTTTTGAGGGATTCCTCTTTTTAAAGCTTTTTTAAAAATCAGGCTTTCCTGTTCGGATGCTAATGTATAATCGCTTATAGAAAGATGTTTTATAAAAACACTTTCATTTAAATAAGATAATGGGGTAAACCCTTTACCTATATCTAGAAATATTCTTTTATAAAAATACTCGCTATCTGGATCATACATCCCCAGCGTCTATATCTTTATTCAAAGAATCAAAATCTTCTTTGGTGGCATTTGCACTAAAATACCAAAAGCTAATAATCGCTGTTAATTTATCTTTAATAACGTCAAAAACATCATGCCCATTTTCATCAATATCATAATATTGATTAATCTTGTCTTCAGAATCTTCTGCATTGAAAAAGGGGATTATATCATCTTCGTCGTTGTTTTGGAAGTGAGACAAGTGAACCACGTACCAAAGTATAACTTTGTTTTGAGCCTTACTGTCCGCAGTATGATTAAACAAAGAAGAATAACTGGTTTCCATATCTACAATATCTCTTCTTTTTTCAGACATCTCGCCAAGAAGTTCGCCCTGCTTGGTTTCGTCAGCTTTAGTTTTCTTGGGCTTGGACCCTAGTCTGGTATATTTATTCTGAAGATCTCCTAGTTCGCTATATCTTCTGGTTAAAAGTTTAGCATCCTCTTCGGTAAGAAGTCCACCTGTATCGCTATACTTTTTAGCAAGCATTGCTTTCGTGAGTATGCCCCTTTTTATGCATTTGCTCATTTCTATACTGTACTCAATATCAGCTTCCTCAAGATCTTTTCTATTCGGCTCCTTAACTATAACTCTTACTGGAATGGGTTTCTTTACGGTTACCTCTTCAGACACCTCTTCCATCTTTCCAGAATCTTTATTCTTTTTCTTCTTGATTACGGTCTCTTGTACTTCACGTTCAATATCAACACTAAAACTATATATTTCTTTCATTGTATTTGTTTTTTATAATATTCTTTAAATTTAAATTCTACAGTAAATTTTTCTAAATCTTCATTTTGTCCGCGCAAGGAATCGTTTCCTAAATCCAAAACCCTCTTTCTGAGAAATTGCATTTTGTCATAATCAAAATAATTAGCTTGATTTATTAATGAATGATACATTTCAGGTAATCCTTTTTTAAGCTTTGTGAAATTAATATTATGATCGTCATTTAAGTCTTCAAGAATAAATAAAAAAGACTTAAACAAATTCTTAATATGTTTTTCATACCTCTCCTGTAGAATCTCCTTATCTCCGTCACTCATCGTAAGTATTATATAATATGATTGATCTTTTTTTTTTCAATAAAAATATAAATAATTTTACTTACAATCTAATAAGGTGTAATTAGTTTTGTGGGTAGCTTATTAACAGATACTGAAAAAGATGATTTGCAGAAATCATTTAACGATCTTCATGATACATTCGCTCGACCTGTTTATTATTTCAAAGAAGCTAAAACAATAGTATTATCTACTAATCCAGGATTTAACTCGATATATCAACAAAACTCAATACAATCCAATACTACTAAGAAAGTAATCCAATCAGGAAGTTTTAATGCAAGGATTACATATGACACAGACAGAAGTCAAACACAAATGAGTTCCCCAGAGATCGATTCTCAATTGAAATTAAAGCTTCCAGATGGATATGTAAGAATAAAAGTTGACATGAGTGGCTATAATACATTAACAACGACGAAAAGAGTTGACTTTGATAATAGAAGATTTTCTATAGAGAGCGATGTAAGACCGCACGGTTTATTTGAACCGAATTATTATACTTTTTTCCTTCTTCCTACCGACAAATCTAAATAGGATGGCTATATTACCAAGAGACGTAACTAAATCAATAAACTCGCAATTACCAAGGGAGATAGGTAAACAGGTGGAAGCTATGGTTACCAAACAGTTCCAAATAGTAAAACTTGAAATGTTAAAAAGTTTCGACTCTCACCCAGTCACCGTAGAAATAGAAAACGGTTCAAACTCGACAAACACGAGTAGGACTCTTGGTGGTTATGGTAATTTATTTTCATTTATAGGTTTTATTGAAGGGTCTGATCCTCTTGGCCCAGTTAGGCAAAGACTAAAAAGCACCACGATTAGAAAAACTAGTCAAAAAAATGGGGTGTTTGATTTTATAACTAATGAACCCTCTAGAGAAGAATTATTTTCTATGACTAAAATATCGTCCTTTAGGACTGAATTTGAGGGGGGAAGGAGTTGGTTAGACGGCATAGAGACTGGATTGTCTGGTCTGGGGTTTTACTTGTACAATCAAAAGAAAAACTTTGACTCTTCTAGATCTGGGAATGCCATACAAATAAGAGGCGGAAAAAAATCCGAAAAAGCTTTTGGGGGAGGGAGTACTGGTGGGGCAATAGGAATGCAAAGGTCTAGATACAAGAGAGTTTCATATATATCAGGCATATTAAAAGATTTTGCGAAATCGGTGGAAAGGTTAAGGTCTTTAACTTTGTCATGAAAAATAACTTTGGACATGATGCTACAACTAGTTTTACAATGTGGTTTGAACATCACTTGTTAGAATATGGAGAAGCATACCAAAACTTCACGGGAAAACTTTATTATACATCTGACGAACGCCTTCCTAGTGATTTTTATAGATACAGTAGCCCTTACAAACAATGGGTTACTGAAAGTGGGGTTGGGGGAGGCGCATTTGTGCCTACTCATGTATCTGGGTCAGCAGGAAAAATTGATAAAAAAGACCTTACTAATGGTTATTTCTTTGATTTTAATAATGGCGGAATAGTTGTTACTGGAAATGCGGCCTCAGTAAATATGAATCTCAGCGGATCCTTTTCAGTAAAAGAGTTTAATATATATAATACCAACCAAACAGAAGAAGCTTTAATAGTTGAATCTAAATTCGATAGTAATAGTAGGTTTTTTGTTCCAGAAAGTGGAATAGCTCCATATGACTTTGTGACCCCAGCTGTTTTTATCAATAATGAATATATAGAAAACGAACCTTTTGCATTCGGAGGAGAAGACAAAACTACTCTAAATTTTAAATCAGTTGTTTTTGCTGAAAATCTATATCAATTAGATGCGATACTATCTTTATTCGCTGATACAAGAAACTCAGTAATACCTTGTTTGGATTTTTCATCTCATCCTATTAATGAATATGGAGATTTAAAAAATGGTAAATATTTATATCAAGACCCAGCTAAAAAGACTCTAGAAGCCCCGTTTAATATAGAAAGAGTCACTACATCTAAAATAAGCGAAACTATAAGAAACACAATAGCTCCAGGGCTTTTTGTTGGATTTTTAGATTTTGAAATAACGAAACCAAGATTCCCAAGGGTTTGTTGAATTATTTTAAAGTTAATAAAAAATTTCACATTAAGCCAAGTTATCTGTAATTTAAGTTAAACCCGTATCTTTTAAAAAAATTAAATACTAATATTATGGCTAGAAACAGAGTAATTTATCAAAGTGAGGCACTATTCGTAAGCCCTAACGCAACTGGAGCCCACTTCACGTGTTCCGCAGTATTGACTGGTCTCGGACCAACAGGGCACACTGCCACCTCAATGACCACTGCAAATTATGGAGGAGGAAGTGGAAACAAACCTGCATTAATGGCGCTAAATAGTCCAATTGGATTACATCAGGATCCGTACCTTACATGGAACTCCACTTCAGCTGGAACGACTCAAGGCCAGGTAAACACACCAAGTACTTTAGCTCTTAGTGATTTACATAACCTTAGTGGAGCAGTGCAACAAGCTTTTACAGGAGCCTTCGGAACAAGTGTTTACCCTGGTGCAGGCGCAGGCGGCATTCAAATGGGTGTAAAACAAACGACTCTTGCTGGTTTGAGGGGTACTTCTGGTGATATTATGCTTTATTATAATAAGTCTGCATGGGACAATGCTAATGTAGCTTATTCAAATAATGATAAAAATCCTGCGAATTCCATCGCTGACAAAAATGATGTTGGTTTTGGCGTGCTTGTACAACCCTGGAGTGGTACTTATAAGAACTTAGTTCAACAAGTTCATAGAGTACAAAGTGCTAACTATAGCTTTACAATCAACAGAACAGATGTAAATACATTTGGTCAACTCGCTAGAATTGATGCGATTACTCTTGAGCCGCCCACAGTTAATCTTGATTTCACTTATTTCCCAACAGACGGTTTTAACGAAAGAAATCTTGGTTTTTATCTCCAAGGGGATTCTAATAGCCTCGGCCTTGGAATGGGAACAGCAGTTTCTAATGCTGCGACCAACCACTTAAAGAGCGACTCTGCGGGCAAAAACTTTTTCATAGTTACTACTCCAGAATCTACCGATGCATTTTCGAGCACCGAAGCCATTGACAAGAGATCTGTTATCGGTTTGGGCAACGGCTTCTTGAGCGATTATACTATTGAAGCTTCTGTTGGGTCGATCCCAACAGCTTCAGCAACAATTGAATTGTATAATGCTAAATCTGATATAGGAACTACGGGTGTGACTATACCTGGTATAAATCTCCAAAAAGGAACACCAGTTACTGGTATCAATTTCAGTTTAGCTCACCCCAACTCCCTTAGAGGAGATAATGAAGGATCTTCTCCAAGCACAGGTGAATTTGGAGCTTCAGCTTTAACCGCCTTAAAGCCTGGTGATATTACCCTAGAACTTCCTAATGAACTATCAATGTTCTCTAAAGTTAATGGAGAAGGTGCGGTTCATGTTCAAAACTTCAGCCTAAGCTTGCCGCTAAGCAGAAGCCCAATTGATAGAATTGGAACTAGGTTTGCATTCTCTAGGGTTGTTGATCTCCCAGTGGTTGCTAGCATGAGCGTAAGTGCTTTGCTGTCAGAAATTGGAACAGGCAACCTTGCTCTTCTATTGGATGACTGTAAGGAGCATGATGTTAAAATTAAGATGAAGGGCGGAGTTCCTTGCGTTGGAGGAGCAACATTCGACTCTTTGGATATCGACTTCAAGGGAGCAAGAATAGACAGCGAGTCTATCTCCTCAGATATCGGAAGCAACAAGAGCGTAGACTTCACATTTACGACTCAAATTGGTGGACCAGAAGACTTGCTTCATGGAGTTTTCATATCTGGAGCTAATAGTAATGTAATTCCAGAACATTACGGTATCCCTAATAAATAAAAGAAGAATCTATTTCTACTTTTTCTTAAAAGAACCTCCTTGAAAAAGGGGGTTCTTTTGTTTTTTAATGATTCATCAATTATTAAACAAATTTATTATAGATAGTTGTTCTGTTTTAGGTGTAATTTCCAGTAAGGAATAAGGAAAAATGCCTCTCAAGATACCAACAGTTCAGACAGGGCTAGAAAAGTCCATAAAAAGAGCCGTTAGAAACGTAAGTTCTAGGGGAGGGCTTAATCTGTCGATAAATGATAGGAATTTTTCTAGACCCTTAGGTAAGATAACTGGATCCGTTAGTGAATTTAATAAATCACTAGAAGCGTCCAATGCTCGTGTTTTAGCGTTTGGAGCTTCTGTAGGTATTATACAGGCGGTCCAAAAGGCTTTTGCCTCTCTAGTAACAACGACTATACAGGTAGAACAAAAGCTAACTGAAATAAATGTCGTCATGGGGTTAACCAATTCCCAATTAGAAGATTTTGGTAAAAGTTTATTTAAAGTAGCAAAGAATACAGCACAAAGCTTTGACACGGTAGCTACAGCGGCAACAGAACTCGCAAGACAGGGTCTGGGAGTCGAAGAAACATTAAAAAGAGCGAATGACGCATTAATATTAACACGATTAACAGGTTTGGATGCCGCAGCCGCAGTAAGCGGTTTGACTGCAGCATTAAATACTTTTAATAATGTTGGATTAGACTCCACTCAAATTTTAAGCAAAATGGCCGCTGTTGACGTTCAGTTTGCGGTAAGTACGGAAGATTTAATAGATGCAGTTTCTAGAGCTGGAGCTGTTGCGAGCGATGCTGGAGTAAGTTTTGATGAACTTTTGGGTGCGGTTACGGCGGCTCAACAAATGACTGCTAGAGGGGGAAAGGTAATAGGTAATAGTTTTAAAACAATTTTCACAAGAGTTCAAAGGTCTAGCACTATAACAAGATTAGAAGAGTTAGGTATAGCGGTAAGAGATATATCTGGAAATACATTACCAGCAATTAATGTTTTACAAAACTTAGCTAAAACTTACGATAAATTGGCAGACACAACGAAAGCCGCAGTAGCAGAACAAGTTGGTGGAGTGTTTCAAATAAACATATTAAAAGCTGCGATAAAAGATTTAAGTTCTGAAAATAGTATATTAAGTAGAGCTACTCAAATATCAGCCAGCGCAACAGATGAAGCATACAAAAAGAATGAAATTTTAAATAGGTCACTAGCCGCGTTATCCTCTCAAGCAGCGACTAGCCTAAAAGAACTTGCTGGAGCTCTTGGTGAAATAGCTTTCGCAGACCAAATACGTGATTATTTAACTTTTATAAAAGATCAAGTTAGTGGAATATCAGATTTCTTGGGTCAGAAACAAGGAGAGTCAGCGGGGTCAGATTTCGCAAAAGGTGTTATAGCGGGAATAGGGAATGTATTAACTGGCCCAGGTTTATTTTTAACATTAGCTGTGTTGTCGAAATTATTTGTAAAAACATTTTCTTTTCTTGCTGGTAGCGGAAAAGAGCTTTTAGGGGTTGTTACGGCGGCTGAAAAACAAAAACAAATACAAGCTTCTATAGTAACTGTATTAAATGAAAATAGTGCTTTACAAAAAAGAATACTTTCTCAAGAAGGAAACAGAGCAGCTCAAGAAAAAACTATTTTAAATATATTACAGCAACAATCAAGAGAGCAGGCAAAAATAGCAGCAGCAGCTAGAGCTATGTCCCCAGGAATATCTCGTGCTGGGTTTGGCGGGGACTTGAGGAGAAAGAGCGATGGTCATATTCCCAATTATGTATCAAGCTCGGAGCGTTCTAGTGAGAAAAAAGGAGCTAGGCAAGGAGGTTATACGGCTGGAGCGGTTAAAAGCATGAATCTTAAAGGAGAAGGTCGAGTTATTTTTAATTCAGCTGAAACTGTTAAGAAGTTTAGTGGGTTATCACAGCCAGCAATTATGCCGCCTGAGTCAAGTAGAGCTGGAAGAAAATACAGAAAAGCATTTTCCAATGTTCACGGAATGGATCCTTATGCAAACAGAGGTTATGTTCCAAATTACAATAGAGCACGTAAAATCTCATCATACAAACCTACCCCTCATAATATAGCATCAGCTTTGGTTCACGGGAAAAGAAGAGCTCTAAATCTTGATACTGGAGGAGGCCGTGTTTTAAAAGATTCATGGCACTCATCAAAGCCCGCTTTAGCTACGAGCACAGAACTAGATTCTATAAGAACACTTGTTTACAAAAAATTTCTATCTAAAAAAGATTCGACATTTATAAAACAAGTCGAAGACTCTTTAGCTGGTTTCGGCAATAATGTTCCATCTGGCTGGTCTAGAGGGAGCGGGTATATTGACGGAATGCTTTTTGATTTAAATATGAAAAGAGCTCAGTCAAGGGGATTAAGTAGCCCCCATAAGTTGCCTCCAGGAAGAGAGCTGGGGCCTGAAAGGGATCCGTTTATGGGCGGAGCTATGAGCCACGGGCATGTTCCGAATTACGGACTTGGTAATCTTTTTAGAAGGCAGAAGCCCAAAACATCAGACAGAGACTTTATGGGTAAGGGCCTCGGTGCCGCAGGAAAATTAATAAGCACACCTTTTAAAGATATAGGCTCTTTGATAAAAGGTGGGTATGGTGCATACATGAAAGGCACTGATTTCTTAGGAAAGGGTATACTTGGAGCCGCTAAAGGAGGATATAATGCATATACCAATATTTTTGAAACAGGTAAGCATCTTTTAGGAAAAGGTTTTGATTTTATGAAAAACTTTCCTCGCACAACTTTATATGGTGGCGGTGGAGGAGCAGGATTTGCATTTAAAGATGAAATAATGAATGCTATTCAAAAATACGGACCCAAAGCTCTTGAAATGGGAGGTAAGCTAGGTAAAGGAGCTTTAGATATATTTCAGAATCCAACAAGTCATATAGATTTAATATCTGGCGTGCTTGGTGGAATTATCCCAGTCTCTGTATTAGGTTCTACATTATTAGATGATATTCTTAGGATGAGGAAACAAGAAAAATCAAATAAAGTAGGGCAAGAGTTAAAAAACAAAGGAAAGACTAGGACTAATTTAAAAGTTTCAGATCTTCCTGGAGACTTGCAAAGAATAGCTATTGGAAGAATGAAAGCTAATCCTAGATATGGGAACGAAACATCTTTTGTTCCGAAATCAATATTGGATGAACTCGGTATGTCAGATGGATTTATTCCTAATATGATGTTTAGGCCAGAACAAATGGTTATGCATGCGAGAAACAAGATGAATCCGTCTCAATCAAGACAAGCATCAAAATTAAAAAGTTTTATATTGAAAAGGGGAGCTTTGGATTCTGCAGCCAAACCATACGAAACACCTGGAATGTCAAAACTTTTCGATATGAAGGGTAATAAGATTGATTCGGTAAGGTTCGGGGGAGATTACAGAGCGGCTGTTGTCACGAAAGATGGATCTACGTATATGGGGAGGTTTCATGATGATATAAGAGACGAATTAGCCAAAAAGAAAATAGATTTAAAGGAAGCCGCTGATCTGGAATTAACCTGGAGCTTGAAGGACCTTTTTAATGGAGGTTTGATTCCTAACTATGCACTTTCAAATACCCCAATTGGTACGGAATACCTATCTGGACTTCAGAGAGCTCAGCCAGCTAATTACAATGAAGCTACAATAGCTAAATATGAAACATTTAAAGATCCAACAAAACTTAATGATCTACTAGCTAGCCCACAAAAAACTGTTGAAGCTTTAAAATATTTAGATAATAAGGGTTTAAGTGAAGTTAAGAAATCTATGACTGCCAATGGTTTACTGGGAAGTCAAGATTGGGAAATGGTTAAATCAGGAGTAGGGGCTCCTCCTAAAGCAGATGTAGCTTCTGTTTTAAGGCAGGCTTCGCCTAGGGATATATTAAACTATTTAACTGGGAATACCGACAGGATACAGGGAAATGTTCCTGGTTCTTTTGTTAGATTAATGGATCATAAAGAAAGGTCTCAAGTAGTTCAGGATATGGTTGGAAGAACTTCTGTTTCTAATACAATAAAAAAACAAATAGGCTCTATAAGAAAAAGTAAAAATAGAATAAACAACACTCAGATGGAAGTGTTATCTAGAGATGTTTTAAAACTTGGGCATGATCCAGAAAGAGGTATAGTTAAAGCTAGGCCAATGGCTGGAGTTCTGGCTCAACTGTATAGGAGTGGTAGTGGATTTACAAGTAAGCCAGGGCTTACTGGGCCTGGCTATTTTGGGGAAACTAGCGGGAGGTTCAGAGGGAGCGACGCTTCCATCGCAAAACAATCCGAAATTCAAAAAAGAGTAGAAGCTAGACATCTTGAAAGCCAGGCAGCCTTAAACACACAAGCTTCTGCTTCTGGGAGCGCCCAGCAGGGAGAATTAAGTAAAATTTTAAAAAATAGTCCTGGAGCTAAAAACCTAATAAACAATCGATCTTTTGAAGATTTTGAGGATAATCTTAAGGATGATAAAAAGACTATACGTCAAGCGGAAAAAATGATGGCTGGAAGGTTCCAGAAAAGTGACGATATTGATGCGTTAATGAGAGAGAGAAAAGAGCGTCATAAAAAACTTTTTGGAAAGAACTTTACTAATTTATCAAAGAAGTCGCCAATAACAGAAAAGAAAAATCCAAAATTAAACGCCCTTCCTACATTAGAAGAATTATTGTCATTAAATAAAAACGATGGATTACCAAAAAAAATCCAGGAACTACCTTCTATATACAAAAACTATACACTTAAGGATTTGTTGAGAATGGCGAAAGAAAGGTTTGGTGGCTCTCCCTCGATTTCAAGCACACCTACTTTGAAAGAACTTTTAAAACTAAGAAAATTTCGAAGTTTTGGAAAAATCCCTAATTTTGCATTAAGAATAAATGCTTCTAAGATAAAATCTATATCTAAGCCTAAAGCGAAAATACATTCCGATAAGTTTGATGGTACGATAGGGATGTCGGAACTGGATAAAATCATAACAAATGGTTTATTTAAATCCATAAAATACCAACCTAAATCAGGAAGTGCTCAAGATCTAACATTTACAGGAGCAAGGCATGGAGTCCATGCTCACAAAAAAGGAGCGAGTGCTCCAAAGGGATTTTCGTCTTGGGCGGATTTTGATAAGAATTCGCCCCTAGGAAAGTCCAGGGTAGTGCATGCAGCTTCAGCTGGTAAAGGGGCTGGGGGATACAGAAGGCTGCATCTCGATAAAATTCAAAGCGTTGTATCTCAAGGAAAGCATTTAAAAGTCGATCCAGATATGGCTAGCAAAGGTCTTATTCCTAATTTTGCAAGAACTCCAGCTAAATATAAAACCAAGGTTAGGGATGATGGGTCGAGAGATGATACGGACGGACCTCCTAAGCAGGTATTTTTTGAGTCCAGTGTGGGTGGTAAAAATTTTGCAACATCTCATGCTATAGATATCCCCGACTTTAAAGACCCAAGCAAAAGAGCATTGCAGGTAATAATGACTTCAGAGGCTAATCCTTCTTTAAGGGGAAGAGGTTACGGAAAAGATTTGTATGAACATATGGCTCAATACTCTAAGAAAAATGGCTACACTGGGTTGTATGGAGACATGGGCACATCTATTTCTGCAATGAGAGTTGTTGATAGCATAGCTAAGGGGAAGAAATTTAAAGTAGAAAAAGCTGAAGACCTTCAATTCAACAAAGATATCGGTGAAAAAGATGGAATGTGGGCTGGGGAGAATTTTACATATAAAATATCAAACCAAGGTCATGTTCCTAATTATGCTGGTCTTTTTTCGGGAGGAGCCTCTAAAGTATTATCAAAAAACCCACAGTATTCAGGAGCCGTAAAAGATGCAGTATCTAGAGAGGCGTCTTTTGGGTTAACTCCCAGAGTAGTACAAGCTCCTTCTTTAAAAAGCTCAACCAACCCTGGTCTTGCTGTAGTCAACCAAGAACAAGAAGGTGGTTCTTTGGCTAAAGCCAGAATTTTGCATGGAGGATTGAACCCAAAACAAAAAAGCGGTGTTCCTAATTATGCTTCGCCAGTTAGAAGCCTCACTGGTGCAGATGTAATGTCAATGCGACAAGACACAAGGCAGGCTATTAGACAAGACGGATTAAAGGCTATGCAGGATTCCTTCTTTAAGGCTAGTTCTGCTATAGACAAGATGACAGCTTCTACAGATCGGGGTAGAAAATTCTTGGCGGGTTTGTCTAAAGAGTATGGAAAAAATGCCAACTTAATTAAAGAGGCAAACATCAGGCAAAAAGCTCAAACCAAAGGCTTAAGCTCCAAAGATGGTGTCGAGAGAAACCAATTCGCTAGACAAATGTTTAGAAAAGACGAGTTAAAGAATATAGCTGCCAGTGGAGGACCTCTGGGAGGTTTAGCTAAGAACTTAATGAATGCTCCTGGGGGTAAATTTGAGGATGCGTTATTGTTCCAACAAGGTGTCGCTAGAAAATCTGGAGACACAGAAACGTTAAATGCATTAAGAAAGATAGACAGCTCAATGGAGAGGGGAGCCAGGAATGCAATGAGTGGACCCAGGGAGTCCGCTAAGATGATAGAGCGAGCTCTGAAACAAAATTCAGGAGAAATTCGAGCTAGAGAGAAATTTCAAGGAACAGGTGGTTTCAACAAAAGCACAGCGACTAAGTTTTTTGCGCAAGATTTTTTAAGGGCACGTGATCCAAATTTTTCTGGAGGTCAGAGGGAAGCTAATAGCATAATGGCTATGATGGGTAAAACTGGGCAAAACGAATTTAAAAACTACCTTCAACAACAAGGAGTAATGTCTTCAAATAAAGCTCTTGCTTCAGCTGGGCTGCAATCTGGTCAATTCAGGCAGTTAGTTGGTGGTCAAGCTGGCACATCTTCTCTCGCAGCTAATCAATTTACAAAAAAATTAGGTCAATTCCAAAAAGCTCTAGAAAATGGAGACAAAAAAACCGCTAAAAGGTTAGAAAGAAGTTTGAATTCAGGAGCCATAGGAATTGGTAAAGACACTCAATCAACGAAAGCATTACAGCAGCTGGTACAGACATCAAAGGATAATGCTAAGAATGCTATTAAAAGTGATAATACTAAAGCTGCACAAACAGCGGCAAGAGATAGACTAAGAGGAGGAACTGGCGGAGGCAAGCTTGCCAATTTGTCTAGTAAAATTTTCGGCAATCAATTAACAGGGTCATTTATGTCTGGTCGATCTGGAGCTGGTATTATAGGTTCTGGTTTGGGGACTGGAACTGCTCGTGCGGCAGGGAGGTTGTCTGGAGGTATTACAAGGGCCGCTAAAAATTTTGGAACCCAAGGTCTTGGTAAATTTGGGGGAACTATGGGGTTAGGTATGTCTTTTATTGCCCCGATGATTGCTGGCATGGTGTCAAATAAGCAAGATAGAGCGGAGCGAGCTACATTTAATAAAACTACAGGATCGTTTGATGTAAATGACAGAGGGGGGGACATAGCCTCTAGTGTTCTTATGGGGGCTGGTATGGGAGCTTTATTTGGACCAGCAGGAATGGTGGTTGGTGCTATGGGGGGATTCTTTGCCTCTATGAAGAAAGCCACTTTAACTATTGATGAGCAAATAAGAATGAGGGAAAAAGAAATTGCAGTAATAGGCCAAAATGTTCAAGCCACACAAAATATACAAAACCTACAAAACGCAAGAAAATCAGCTTTTGAAAAAGGAGATAAAAGTCAAATTGCTAAGCTTGATGCTATGGTAAACAGAACCTTATCTGGCATTACCGACAAGGATATTCTTTCCAAATTATCTTTAGCGGCTGGAGATGACGATGCGATGGCTGCCTTACAAAAAGATTTACAGGATCAAATGACCGTAGCCACAAGCGCACAAAATTTCGGAATGGCCATTAAAAATAAAAACTCCAGAAATGCTGGTGTTGCAATGGGTTCAATTATAGCACAGGGGATTAGGAATGGAGATGTTGATGAAGATGACTCTCTTCGTTTATTAAATGATATAAGAAAAAATGTAGACTCTCGAAAAATGTCTGGGCAAATGTTGAGCACTGAAAAAATGAATGATCTCAGGACCAGGGCCGAAGGTAGGCAGGATATGACAAGCACTGGAACTCTTGCAGGAGGGATTGGGGCAGGGCTTATGACGGCGGGGGCGCTCGCTGCTTTTACTGGTGTTGGTCTCCCTGCTGGCTTAGTTCTGACTGCTCTTGGAGCAGCAGCTGGTGCGTATGGTGGGCGTCAGGCTGAATCAATGACCGCTGAGACTCAACTCAGGGGGGCACAATCTATGGGTATGGACGAACTCATGCAGTTTGACAAGTTAGTTCAAGCTGGAGTTCTTACCGAATCATCAATGAATGCCATGGTAGCTGCATTCAAAGAGGGTGAAGTAGGGATAGAGGAAATCGCTAAAGAGGCAGAGGGGGCGGTAAGAGACTTTAATAATGTTAGAAAAGCAACTGAGAGTGCATCTAATGCATTGTTCAACCTAGATAAAAAATTAAAATTAGCTTTGTCAAGAATGACATTAAAACTTGAAGTTCAAAAAATAGAAAACTCTTCTGATCTTCAAGCTGAAAATTCTAATACTCAATTTCTGTCTCAATTCATGTCTCCAAGCCGTTCTTCTGAGTTTATGTCTAACCAGCAAGGACGTCTGCTTGAAAAAGAAATAGGATTTAAAATGAGTGAATTTTCGGGTCAGGCAGACATAGATTTTCTCAGAAAATTAAACTCCAGTAGTATGAACTTAAAATCCGTCACTCCTAGACAAAAGCAAGATTTAATAGGTGCGGTAGAAGAAAGAGGGATTGGTATTGCTGAAGATTCCATTGCTTCTAGAGCTTTCAGAGGAACAATAAAAGATCAAAGTTTTACTAGGGATCAAATCAACCAACTCGCTGGAGCTGTTGGGATAGAAGATCCAACAAATGGGGATCGAGTTGATAGAATGCGCGGTATGGCATTCAATACTATAGGCGGAGTTCGAACATCTCCTTTATTTAGCTCATTTAATGCATTGGATGCAGAGAAGAAAGACGAATCCAGAAGTAGGCTCGGTATGCTTTTAGGAGTAACCTCTGATGACGATATATCCAATGCATTAAAAAAGATTGATTTAGCCAGCTCAGTTTCCACTAGAAACCCTGACTCAAGTACGACCCGACGGGTAAATTTTGAAGATTCAGTAATCGGTCAAGGCGGAGGAGTTTCATATGATTACTTAGCGCAATTTAATAAAGAAGATGCTAAAGCAGCAGAAGAGCTACTAGACGACAGAGCTAGGCAAAAGAAATTGATGGAAGCTCAAATAACAGCAATGAGAAAAAGCGCTAGCATTCAAATAGCACAAAATAGAATACAATCCAAAATACAAGAAGAGCTTGAACTATATCAAGCACGATTGAGAACTAGAAACATTGAAAGAGATACAGCATTAATAAAACAAAAAGGAATCAGCTCAGGCAAGGTAAGCAATTTCAAGACTCTAACCAATGAAAGGTTTAGGGGTTCACGAGATGATGAATCTGAAGCTGCTAGGCAAACAGGATTAAGAAAGAAAATATTTCAGGAAGAATTGAAAATTCAGAAGGCGGAAAATCTTGAGACATTTAAAAAAGAAGCAGAAAGATTAATGTCTGAAAAAAACTTAATAGATGCATTAAACAATCTTAAAGACTCTATTTCTCCAATACTAGATAATGCAGCATCTGAAAGTGGAGGCCCAAAAACCTCTACCGCACAAAGCTCTCCTGGATCACCTGCCAGTTCGCCTTCTGGGGCTGGCAATGGAGCAACTGTAATTGTGAACAATAACAAAGGAGGTGCAACTGTTGCAAATGCTCTTGCGGGAAATGGTTTATCTGATATAAAAGCAAGGACTAAATCTATAGATACACTTCAAGAAAAATTAACCAGTAAGAAGAATGAAGTAAAGAAAAAAAGAGCAGATTTAGATTTTTCAAAGGCCAGATTAGAGCCCGTGGAGAAGCACATTCTCCGCCTAAACGCTGTTGCAAATAGTGGTAAATCTGGTTCTTCTGGGACTCATTCTGGAGCAGGTTTCTTTTTTGATGATGAAATGTTTAATGCTCAGCAAGAATTCGCTGAAAAGTATGCAGATCAAATAGCTAAAGATACTGGAAGAGCTGATCTTCTTTTTGATAAAAATGGTTACCTTCGCCCATTTGAGTCGAGCGAACAAAGAAAATCTGGGCAAGTGCTTGACCCCGCAACTGGAGCAGGAAAAGGAAGTGTGCAATTGTTGGGGGAATATTTAGAAAATCTGAAATCATCCTTAAGAATAGAAAAACAGGAAACAGGTTTATCTGGAGCAGAGAAAGAACAAAAAACACTTGAATCTCAATTATTATCATTAAAGGATGAGCAAGGAAAGGCAGTAAGCGCAAGAAGTGAGGCGCGGCAAGGGGCATCTAAAAATGATATAGCTCAAAAACTAAAAGGTCAAGTTGTAAGTCTGGAAAACATTGACCTTGGATTAACTAATATGATGTTAAATTCCGTAGATAAAGCGGAAGGTATAAATGAATCCCTAGACTTAATTAATCAAGCTGTAGCGATTGCTGGGAATAATGATCCGAAAGGCATTTTAAGAGAAAAAGCAAACTCTTTGAAAGAAATATCAGAGCAAATGAATCGAGGTATTAAGGAGATGGAAAGAAGATTTAATTTGCGCGAAGCAAAAATGGCTGTTGAGAATTTTAGTAAAACATTGAAATTTTTTGATTATAGCAAAGGTTCATTTTCGGAAATAAATGCTTTAACAAATCTCGATGTTAATGCTCAATCAGCTAGCTCAGCATTGAGGGGTGCAACTGGTCAAATTCAAAGACAAAAAGAATTTGAGATAATATCTGGAGACCCGACAGCAACCAATTTACAAAAAGCAGAAGCTAGAATAGCTTTGGAGTCTCAAACAATAGGAACTCAAGGTCAAAGGGATAGGTTCGCACAAATGAGCACTCAGGAAGCTGATTTAGCAGCCAGCCTAACCACGGCGAGATTTAACAGAACAGAACTTGTTGATTCGGGAGACAAGGAAGCGATAAAAAAAGCAGACGCGAATATTGCGGGCCTTGAATCTCAACTAAAAACGCTTAATAAAAACGCTCAACTTCTTGCTCTTGCTATGCAGAGATCGACGCCAAGAGGAGAAGGCGGAGTCGTTAATGAAATTAAAACAAATCTAGGGAACGGTCTACAAAGCGGATTTGCTGGAGTAGAAAATTCTGCTGAAGGTATATATACAAGACTGGGTCAAGACATGCCATTTGCCATGAAGAACGGAATGGTTGATGCTATGCAAGCCGCCCTTAGTGGAGCAGACGATTTAGAAGGAAAATTATCGGCAATAGGAATATCTTTCTTGCAAATGATACAAAGAGCATTTCTTGAAAGTGCTGCGAGTAGGGTGGTTGGCGCGATTGGCTCTGTTACTGGCTTGGATCGAGTCGAAGGAAATAGCGGAGGTATGGTTAGTGGAGGTAGTGGGGTCAAGGATGATGTCCCTGCAATGCTAATGGGAGGTGAATACGTTATCAAAAAGTCATCTGTTGATAAATACGGAGTCAACTTCCTGGAAAGATTAAATAGTGGAAGCTTGACTGGATATAAGAATGGAGGAGGGGTAAACTTAGCTATAGGAGCTCCTAGGGCTGCTGAAAGAGAAGAATTTACAGAAGAGAATAAAGACGGGAATGTAACTAGATACAAAGTTAAAAAAGGAGAAGTGGGAATTAACCGTGGATTAACTGGTTATGCAATGGCTAATGATAGAAAAATACAAGAATTCTATAGAGATCAAGAGACTCAATTCAACGAAGACTTGTCAACAAAAAGACAAGAAGAAATGCGCGGGAAAAATAAGGAAAGAAGGAAAAAAGCAGAAAAAAATGCTCTATTAGGTCTTGTTTACGGAATAATCGGAGGGGCTCTATTGAGCAAAGGTATTGATTTCGCAAAAGACAAATATAAACAATCTTCTTTTGGTCAAAAACGTTTTGATAAAAAAACCGCAAAAGATTTAGCTACGAAAGGCACAACTAGTGTTAAAGGAGGAAGTTTAACAGATAAATTCGAATCTCCGTCAGACAGAAGTAGTGTGCAAAAATTCTACCAAAACATGTTGACTAAGCCTGACCAGAACGGACAGGTAGCAGGACCTGTAGTCACAGCAAGAACAATGTGGCAGAATAACCAAGGAGGATCTCTAGATGCTAACAAGGTGGAATTGAGAAGAAATAAAGGGGGTGGAGTGCCTTCGTTACTTACAGGAGGAGAATATGTAATGAATCCATCTGCAGTAAAAACATACGGATCCTCAATGATGAAAAGTATAAATGATGGTTCTTTGGGTTCATCAGGAGGATCTACTAATCAATCTCAAAGCACCGTAACTCATGGGGACGTGAATATTTCCATAAATGTTTCGGGCAATGGAAGCACTACAACTACAGCCAGCAACCCATTGAACACAAAAGAGTTTGCAAGTAAAGTAAAAAATGCTGTAGTAGAAATCATAGGAAAAGAGAAAAGGGTAGGGGGATCGTTGAGGTAGATGAAGGGATTTGTTCATAATGCAGAACAATCTTTTTACATAAATGGTCTGCAAATGTCAGGAGTCTCTTCTTTGGATGCCAGTTACTCAATACCAGCAGAAGAAAATAATTTTTTAGGATATGTAGGCCCAGCTGACTTAATACAGAATGCTCCTGGAGTAGGTAATTTCTCCTTCCAGAGAGTTATGATGTCTAGCGATGAACCTATAACAGAACTTCTTTTAATGGAAGAAGGTTTTGACGGAGGGGTCGAATTTAATTCTCAAGAAATAAATTTTCAAAGCGGATATATAAACTCTTATGAATGTTCGTTTTCTGTAGATAGTTTACCCCAGTCAACAGTATCAATATCTGCATATGGAGAGGTCGGACCATTTGTTGTTAAACAAAAAAACCCAGTCAATCAAAGAGAGCTTTTTACCCCAACAAGCAGTGGAATAAGTATTGATTTTGATGGCAGAGAAACTAATAGGGTTTTAAGTTTTTCTTTTTCTATGAACTTAGATCATAGTCCTGTTTATAAAATAGGGTCTATTTTTCCGTGTGAGGTAGTTCTAGGAACTCCTATTAGACAAAATTTTTCTATAGAAATAGAGGTTGATGATTATCAAACTAGATCCGTATATGATTACATGAAGACAGGAATACATTTCGAAGATATTAAAGTTATTTTAAGGGATCAATGTAGCCAAGACCGACAAATAGAATACAATTTCAATGATGCTCACCTTTTATCAGAACAATTTTCAACAGATGCAGATAACAATACTAAGGTAAAGTTAAATTACTCTACAGTTTCAAGACATAAGCCAAGTATAATATACAGATGAAATACATAAGACATCAAGAATGTGAAGTTGAAATCAATCAACAAAAAATATTTGCAAAAAGCGCTAGGCTTTCGGCTTCATCTAATTCAACGGAAGAAAGAGTTTACGGTGGAGAGTTGAGGTATTATGCCGCATCATCTCCACTTTCAGCTTCTGTTGATTTTAATTATTACATAACAGGAAAAGAAGATTTTATAGGAAATCTAACTGGAGATTTTTCGTGCTCTGGCAGGTTTTGTGGTATAGAATTTTCTGGAGCATATCTATCCAATTATTCCATAAAAATAGAAGCCTATAAACCTGTTGAGTTTAACGCTAGCTTTTCTATATATAGCGGGTACAGGGGGTTAACACAGACTGGATCGTTTGGGGGAGCATCTACTGGGCTGCCTAATGGAGCTTATACAGAATTATTAAACTTCAACCAAAATAGTATTGGAATAGATTTCCCTCAAACAATAAACTATGATGTTGAGTGCGAAAGAACACCTAATTATGTAATAGGTTCAGAGTTTCCTGAAGATGTGAGATATGGAACCGTGAGAAGAAAGATGTCCGTAGGAGGAGAAAACATTGGTTCTGTTATAAATTTTTCAGGTAGAGATTTCGGTGAAATAACAGTATCACCAAGAAATATAGATTATGCAGCAAGAGGTCAAACCTTAAAGTGCAAAGGAATAATAAATTCTCAAAATTTATCTATCTCATCAAATGGTTTACTAGCTGGGTCGGTGGAAGTTATGGAGAGCTTAAGATAATGTTTAATAGCGGTAAATTTTGGAATCTAGAAAAAGATTTTTATAGCGAACCCACAAACGCTAGCCCTGCAAATTATAATACATATAAAGAATTCGTTACGGGCTCTAAGGTCGATAATGTGTTGAAAAATTTTGAATACGAAGATCCTTTTAATTTCATACCTTCGTATGGCTCTTCGGTATCTGTTGGTTTTTATTCTAACATGCAGGAGTTCGGAGATAATTACACAAACTCAAATCAAGGCGGCGTCTTAAATAGGATAGCTATTAGTCTTAATTTGAATTTCTCAAGCAGGGGGGATTTAGAATCAGAAAATATTATAAATTATATAAAATCTAAAGAAGGTGGGCAAAAATTTATATTTCAACCAACTGCTAATGCAGGACTTTCCCAACAAAATTCATACAAATCTTTATATTCTATTGAGCCGTATTTTTCTCAAGAATTTTCTTGTAATAACATAGATATAGAGCATCAATACATAGATCATAATAACATTAGTTTAAATTTTATAAATCAAGATTATTCACAGTTTTCTGTTAAAAATTTATTAAAAATAAACAGTATGCCGCAACACAAAAAAGATATAATAGATGAATACTCTTCTAAATATCATTTAGACATAGAGCCTTCTTATGCCATAACGAGGGACGAGCCCCTTCATTTAACAAGGTTTAATTTTGCAAGTTCAAGAGCTTTTGACGATAAGGGTGGAGTAAATAGGTCGGTAACAAATTTAGAATTAAGCTACAACGGAATTACTGATGAAATATTATTAAAACTATTATCATTCTTTTTTTCAAAACAAGGGCATGAAACATTCACATTCACCCTAAAAAAACCAGAAGAAAAAACATTAAACTTTTTCTGTGTTAATATTGAGCATACGTATTTATATAAAAACTCAAACGACTTAACAGTAAGAATAGAAGAAGATTATATCAGAAGAAGATATAATTGGGGATATTAATCGAAAATAACTAATAACAATTTATTATAACAAAGCATGTCTTTCAAAAAAACACAAAGCATAAATCAAGAAATTTTTGCAAATAGTAAAAGTTTAATGGTTACTTTTTGGGAAATATCTCAAATAGCAAATACTGATGAAGTTATAAGGTTTCATGGAGGAGTTAATAATATGTTCTATTCCTTATTCTTTGATAGTAAAGAGTATTTTTATATACCGCACGAAGGTTCCGATTTCAGTACTAGGTCTGACGGAGGACTTCAGAGGCCAAAGATAAAAATAATAAATTTTTCGGGGTTTTTATCTAGATACATAATAGGAAAAGATGATATGCTTAAAGCTAAAGTGGTAAGAAAAAGAACTTTCTTAAGATTTCTTGATAAAGAAAATTTCCTAGACTACGATAACGAAAGGGATTATTGGTCTCAGGCTGGAGTTAATCCAGATCCAACTTCTACATTAAGACCTGATATTTGGTATATAAATCAAAAAATTGAAGAGAATAAATATTTTGTTGAATTTGAACTGTCAAATGCTTTAGATTTAGAAGGTGCAACCTTGCCAAGAAGGCAAATTATAAACAACTATTGCACATGGAAATATAGGGGAAAAAATTGTGGTTATAACGGCAACCCTTGTGCGGATTACAATAATGTTAAATTTGATAAAACTTCCTTAACACCACAAGGAAAATGGCAAGAAGGTCAAAACTATGTTAAGCAAGATGTGGTCTATCTAGTTACACAAGAGGGCAATGGCACTAGGAATGTTGTATATATATGCACAGAGGATCACGCGTCAACTACAGAAACAAAACCCTCGGTCAATACTAAAAAGTGGGTAACAGATGCTTGCTCAAAAACTTTAACTGGGTGTAAATTAAGGTTTCCAACCTCCTGGGGGGAAGGTATTCCTTTTGGAGGTTTCCCAGGTAGTAGAATTTTTTAATGACAAAAAAAAATATCGATCAAATAAAGCTGATATCTGAAAGAAAGAAACCTTTTGAAGCTTGCGGTTTTATTTTAAAAAAAAATAAAAAATATTTAACAGTAGAATGTGAAAATGTTTCCGATAATCAAGAAACTAATTTTGAAATATCAAATAAAGAATATCTATTCGCTTTCAAGAATTACGAAATAATATCTATTTTTCATTCTCATGTTTTGGGGGACGAGACTTTCTCAAAAGAAGATTTAGGCATCTCTGACGAGCTGGATATACCTATGATAGTTTACAGTTTAAAAACAAATAATATAAACTTTTACAACCCGTCAAAAAAAAGACATAACAAAATTAATTCTTTTTTTCAAAAAGAAAAGGCTGTTGTAGTGTAAATTATATTAAGGAATAAGGATATGAATGTTTTTTTGCATGGCAAGTTAGGAGAGAAGTTTGGCAAGGAGTGGAGTTTAAATATAAAAACTCCAAACGAAGCCTTGAGGGCAATAGACGCGAACACTAATGGTTTTTTCAAATACATTGCAGATAAAGAAAATCAAAATATAAAATACAGGGTTTATATAGATAAAGTTCCAGTTATGTGCTCCGAAGAAATGGGAGTTAACATTCAAAATAAAAAAGATTTGCATTTTTTTCCCAGAATAAAAGGAAAAGACCAAAACGGAGACTACATGATGTACGGCGCAGCGGGTATGGGTGTGGGTGCAGGGTTAAGCGCTTGGGGGGAATCAATGGGTGATACATGGTACGGTAATCTGATATCCTGGACTGGAGACGTGCTTTTTGAAATTGGTGCTGCTGTTTTTCTTCAAGGAGCTATAGGGGGATTGATGGAGGACCCCCCACCGCCTCCTACGGAACCACAAGGGCCATCAGCAAAAAACACCAGTTCTTATATATTTTCAAGACCTCTTAATAATACAATTCAAGGAGCCCCAGTACCTTTGGGTTATGGAAGATTAAGGGTAGGGAGTCATGTAATATCTTCATCGATAATGAATTGCAGGTTGAATGCATTTGATAGTGTTGCGGGTCAAACTGTTGATGAAAGCGGCAATACAGTTGGTGCAATAAGCATCGATCAATATTCAGAAATATAAATTATGGCTACTATTGACGCTAATGCATCTAACACTGAACCAAGATTGTTTTTTAGAACAATCACTGGTCAGTTTAATCCATCAGCAGAAGATAGAGAAAAGTTGCAATCCACTTCTTTCTTAAAAGCATTAGACCTTATATGCGAAGGTCCAATCGAGGGGTTTTGCAACCAAACTGGAAAACTAGTTTCAGGGCAAAATATACTCGAAGCAGTATACCTGAACGAAGTGCCGATAAAACAAACTAATGATTTTGATCCGTTTGGTCAGTATAATTTCAGAAACATACAGTTGGCATATAAAAAAGGCGATGCACACCAGCAACCATTTTTTACGGGACAAGGGTGTGGCTGCGGCTCCACTCAAGTAGATAATTTTTATTGGCTACAGGATTTTTCTTATGCATCTCAAACGATACCTAAAAATGTAAATTTAGACAATCAAACTATTGTTGAAAGACAACCGAACGGACAAGCTTTAAAGCTTTTATCTCAAGGCACTCATTCAGTTATAGACCAGGATGTAGATTGGCTTGGTGTTACTTTAGGTATAAGTCAATGTTACAGTATTGATTCCGAAGGAGAGCAAAAACCAAATAAAGGAGCTTTCCATATATGGGGAGATATAACTGGATATGTGCATAGGAGCCTTCCTGCTGGCACAACAGGGGCAATCATAGACGATGGAGTAAATGAACACAATTTATTTGTAGATGTAGAAGGTTTAGCTTTATCAAATTACAGGGAAGATGTTTTTTTAAAACTAAAAGATGTTAAAGATCTTAAGAAAAATAGACCTAGACAAGTTTATATAAGAAACATAACTCAAGCATCGACTTCATTTAAATCAAAATTTGCTGGAGCATTAGAGTCTGTAACTGAAATAATAGATCAAAATTTTAAATACCCTTCATCAGCATTAATCGCCTCAGAAGTGAGTGCAGAATCTTTTGGCAGTCCACCTCAAAGATCATTTCATTTAAAATTAAAAAAAGTAAAGGTCCCCAGTAACTATATAGAAAAAGAAATA